GGTGTATAAGAGACAGGGCTCAGGGGGGCCTAGGAGCGACGAAGCCGGGGTCCGGAGGGGTGAGGAGCCCCGGCTTCGTCTCGTGGGACTAGGGGGCGGGAATCTCGTCCGGGCCGCACAGCACAATCAGGCTGGACGCGCCGAGCGTGGGAGCCGTACCGCCCGTGAGCGCGACGGTTTCGACGACACGCACATAGCGCCGCGCGGTGGACAGGCGGACGTTGACCCGGGCCACCGCGTTGGGGGCCGTGAGGGGATCGACGGCCGCACCGGGCAGGTCCGTCCACCCAGTCTGGCCGTCGGCACTCTCCTGGAGCTTCGCGGCGAGCGACACCGCCGTCGGCGTGCCCGAAGCAGCTCCCGTCGAGGCCGTCAGCACGCAGGAGTCGAAGCCCATACGGTCGATGGCCGCGCTGTTGCGAGTCCCCGCGCCGACGGCGGCGGGCACGGTGCCGGAGCGGATGCCGACGAGCACACCCGCGTCGGTGGAATTGGCGTTCATGGTGGGGCCTCTCAGGTGCTGTAGGTGATGGAGCTGAACGCCTTCGGCTGGCGGACCTTGAAGTCAGCCTTCACGATGGCGCGAACGGTGGTCTCGTCGAACTCGGCCCGCGTGTCGTGCTCCGACAGAATCAGGTCCTCGTCGATGCCGTAGATGAACTGACGCCAGTCGGCCGAGAACGTGATTCGCGCCGAGGGGACGCGCGTTGTCATGACGAACGGGAAGCCGCGAATCGTGCCCTTGTCGAGCATCTCCTGACGGAACACCCAGACTCCGGAGTTCTGGAGCTGAAGCAGCGCCGTCGCCCGCGTCGGGTGAAGCACCCAGGCCGCGTTGCCCATGCGGACATGCGCAGTCAGCGGCAGCTCCACCGCCTTGTCGATGTCAGCCAGATACGCGGCGGCAGTGGTGCCCGTCGACGCGAAGGCGTGCGCCGCGTCGAGCTGCGCGAAGAGCCCCTTCGGCGCCGCGCCCGTCCCATCGCCATTGAAGCCCGCGTCGTCGAGGCCATCCGCCACCGTCGCGCGGATGTCCTCGCCCACGCCCGCATCACCCACGCCCGGCGTCCGCAGCAAGTCGTTGCTGATGTCGGCCAGCACCATGCCCTTGTGCGCCTTGAGCACGACCTTCCCGTACTTGGGCGCGCTCTTTGGCACCGTCTCGCCTTCGCCGACCCACCTGAATTCGGAAGTGCCCGTCTGGCGGCCCAGGTGCAACTCCCCCTTGAACGCCTGGGTGCGCACGCCAAGCTTGAGCAGCGCCGCTTCGGGCCGCAGGAATTCGATGACCTCGCCACTCTGCTGGATGGGCACCAGCACGCCGGCCGAGTCGAACTTGCTGAGCTGGACGGCCTTCTGCACATCGGCGTTGCCGAAGCGCTTCGCGGCGTCGACCAGCTCAACGGCACCCGTGCGACGTCCCGCCGCGATGACGCTCTTCGCGAACGCCCCCAGGTTCTCGGGGCTCGAATAGACGCCACCCGGGAGCGGCCCCTTGCCCGACTCCATGCGGCCCGGCGCGCTCCGAGCTGCGGCGTCCATCAGCTCTCGCGCGACCTCGGGGCCCAGCGCCTTCACCATCTCCGCAACCTGCTCGCGAGTCATTCCCTCACACTCCTCGGATGTAGCTCTTGAATGCCTCGACGAAGCTCTTCGCCGCGTCGGAGGCGTTGAAACCCTTCGCCTTGTCGTCTTCCTCGTCGTCTGCCTTCGGCGGCTCGGCAGGCGGCACTTCCGTCTCGGACGCGGGCTCGGCGGCCTCTTCCGTCTCGGGCTCTTCGTCGTCCGTCGACTTCGCTTCGGCACGCGCGTCGAGCAACTCAACGACGCGCGCGGCAATCCGCTCGACGATGTCTTCGCCTTCGTCCTCGAAGGACTTCGCGCGCACGGCCCGCGCGTTGCCTGGAATGGTCACCACCGAGACTTCGAGCAGCTCTTGCGCGTCGCAGTCGTAGCCGCCCCGCTCGTTCTGCCGGTACTGCCCCGGGAGCATGAGGTAACGAACCGAGACGGCATTCAGGATGCCCTTTGCGACCTTGCGCTCGACCTTCTTCGCGAACTCATCCTCGTCGTCGAACTCGACGTCGACCATCAACGCGTCGCCCTCGACGTAGACGCGCCCCTTGCCGATGGGCAATTGCGGCTCGGCACCCGACGAAGCCGCTTCGGCCCCGTCGTCATGGTTGAAGAGCACGACGCCGTTCGCGTTGTAGCCGTCGACGCGCCAGCCCTTCACGTTGAGCCGGTCGGAGTAGCGGTCGAAGTCACCGTCACTCGCTCGAAACTTGTAGATGCGTCGACCACCGATGGACTCGACGACACTCAACGTCGCCGCGTCCTTTCGGACGGCGCTCAAACTCAGGGAGCGTGCAATTGGGACAGACATTCCCCCTGTAAATGCGTGCGGATTCCGCGAGTGGCTCAGGTGCCCTTTTCAGCTTCCGCGTTTGCTTCCGCTGAGCTGCCCTCGGCGGGCGTTGGCGTCTGACCTGGCTCGTTGGGCTTCTGGCCGGGAAGTAGCTCCGCGAACCCATGGCGCTCGGGGTGCGGCTTGAAGCCCGCTTCGGTGCGCCACTCGTCGAAAGTGAAGGCGCTCGGAAGCGTGCCCATCACCCGCAGGCGGTGTTCACGGTCGGCGGGTACGGGCGAGTCGTAGGAGAGCAGCACATCGTCGTTGAAGCGCGGAGCCAGATGCTTCTGCATGGCGGCCAGGAAGACTTCCGCGCGCGGCTTGGTCGCCTGTTCCGCGAGATGCTCACGCGCGGCATAGCTCGTCGCCTTGTTGCTGCTCGTCACGTCGCCCACAATCTCCGGGGGCACGCGGTAGACCATGCGGACGAAGTCCATGAGGAAGCGGCGCAACTCGACGAGCTGCATGTCGCGGAACGGAGTGTCGAGCCGCGCGAAGGTCGTCCGGCCGCTCGTAATCATCACCCGGCCGGCGTTGGCGGGGCCTCCGTACTCGCGCGCGAGGCTTTCCTTGAAGGCCCTCGCGGGCCCGGCCTGCCCCTCGTTGAACCCCTCAATGGCGATGACCGCGCCCGGCAGCATGTTGTTGAAAAAGGCATTCTTCGTGAAGCGCGCGGCGTGCTCGTCCGTGTCGACCTCGTCGCCGAGCGCATAGGCGATGCCGATGCCGCGGCCGAGCGGGTCTGCCGGATTCAACCGCTTCACGTAGACCACGCTCGCGGCGGGCAGCGAGAACATGCGACCACCCGCCGTCACCGTGTATGTGCGCTCTGACTTCGGCTTGCTCAGGTCCGGCAGGGCGAGCACGCAATCAGGAGGCACCGGCCACAAGCCCACGGGGACGCCGGCCACCTCCTCGACGACGGCGAAGAACTCGCCCACCAGGTCGTAGTGAAGGCAGAACAGCTTCGCGAAGTCGCGGCCCGTCATGTAGTCGTTCGGGTCCGCGAGCAGCCGCAACAGGGGATGGTCCGGCAGCTCCACCGCACCGGCCCCATCGACGAGCGACTTCAACCGCTCGCGGCGCACGTCACCGCAGGCCCGCCGCAGCGACACGTCGACGAGCGCCTTCCTCGTTGTGGGGTCCTGCCGCACGAAGGCCCGCCACGTCACATCCGCGAAGGCGTCTCCCACCGTGTCGACGATGGTCCCCAGCCACGGCATCTCCGCGTATGCGGCGAGCAGCGCGGGCACCTCCCGACGCGGCGGGGCCGAAGCCCACCGGCTCAGCTCCAGCCCCGTCCCCTTCCGCTTCGCACCACCGCCCAGCGCGGCGCGCATCCTGTCCAACAACCCCATGGAGAACCTCACACCGCGAAGAACTGCTCGGCGAACACGAGGTCGTGGACGCCCCAACAGAAGGCGTCGGCGCGATCATCTCTTCGGCCGTTAACCCCGGTGAATTTGCTGAGCTGCTGTTCGAGCTTCGGGAACGTCCCGACGAACTCGACGCGGCCCGCTTCGGCCAGGGCGGACACAGGCTCGGCGCGCTTGCTCTTCGCGCTCGTCGCCCGGACGGGCTTCACGTTGACGCTGACACCCATCTCGCCCGCGACGGTGCTGATAAGCGTCTCCACCATCTCCCCGCCCGTGTTCACCTCCACCACGAGCGCGTCACAGCCCCATTCGAGATAGGCGCGGATGGCCGTCGTCGCCCACTCGCGAGGGCTCGCCCGACGCGACAGGTCCGCGAGCACCGACACGCGCTTGAGCGGCACGTTGTCTGCCCCAAAGAGCGCGCTCGACTTGCACCCCTGGACGATGATTCCCGTTTCGTCCGAGCCGGTTTCGCTCGTGGGACTCGGGTCGACGCTGACGATTCGCCTGTCCAACTGCTGGGCATACTCGTGCGGGTCCGTGTCGACGCGCTTCCACTTCGCCGAGCCGAAGATGGCCCCAGGCACATCAAAGAGCAGCCGCCCGAGCACCTCTTGCTGGCCCCAACGCGTACCCGCCAAGGCCCGCATGTTCGCGACCGCGGTGGGTGCCAGGTTGGCGGCATTGCTCAGCGACGAGCCCGTGCGCAGCACGACGCCCGGCTTCAACTCCTGTGTCTCCGCGTTCGCGAAGAGCAGCTCTTCAATCTTCTTCAGCGGGCGCGGCGTCCCCGTCAGGAGGAGCTGCGGCGGGTCCTCGCGCGTGCCGATTCGCAGCACCAGGGGAAGTTGGTCCACGGCCGCCATGTCGTGTTTCCACGAAGCGGGCTCGTCGCCCCATCCCCACCCGGCATTCGGGCCGCGCAGTCGGTCGGGCTTATCCGCCGAGTAGCAGATGGCATAGACGCCGTTGGGCCACGTCACCCGCCGCTTCGAGGGCTCATACTTCGGGGTGAACCACGGAGGCGACAGGGCCAGGATGCCGGACGAACCGCGAATCATCGTGTCGCGCACGTCCGCCGCCGTCGGGCCAATCAGCGCCCCGACGCTCTTCGCCTGCCACGCCTTTTTGATGACCCACCGCGCGCCGCACCACGTCTTGCCGAAGCCGCGCCCGGCCATGACAAAGCACGTCGAGAACTTGTCCGGAGGGGTCTGCTCGCGCCGCGCCCAGAAGTCGAGGTCGTAGACGAGCAGCTCCACTTCCTTGTCGTCGAGCCCGCCGAACAGCTTCGCGAGCTGCACGCGGGAGCCGGCCGTCTGGACCATCCTCGACGCGGGCGACTCGTGGGGTGCGAGTCCCTCGGCGAACTTCCCCCAGGCCCCTGTGAGCACGCTTCGCATCACTCGCCCCCTTCGTTGCTGGGCTGCGCGGGCGTGGCGGCATCGGTGGGCGCGGGAGGCTCGTCGGGAAGGAACTTCCCCAGCCGGTCAATCAGCAGCTCACGCAGCGCGGCGGTGTCGGCGGTCTGGTCCTCGGGGCTCTTCGTCTCGACGTTGTCGCGTCGGCCGTACAGCTCAGGGAACCGACGGCTCAGGAGCCACTGGACGTGCTTGGGGTTCGTCGTGGCGGCGGCCTGGAGCGTCTCCGTCGCGCCCTGCATGAACTCGGCTTCCGCCCGGTTCACTGCGGTGAAGAACTCGCGATAGAGCCCTCGCGCCTCTCCTGCACCCCGGTGATACCAGCGGGAAACGGAGTGTTCCTCAACGCCGCAGAGTCCTGCCGCTGCTCGGCGGAAGAGCCCACTTCGCAGATGGTCGCAGAATGTCTTAATCAGCTCGTGCGTGAGCTTTGTAGGAGGGGCCACAACTCCTAAATGCGTGCGACTTACGGAACTGGTTCGCCCATCGATTCAGTTTCTTGGGTCCCCAGTGCACACATCGACCCGCCGAGCGGATTTTCCCAAAATTTTCTGAAAGTGGGGGCGCTCCGAGCAAGCCAGAATCCGGCCCGCGAAAGGAAATAATCACGGGGGGGCTCCCCAGGCGAGAGTTCAACCGCACCAAAAACCACACCCGCCCACACGGCCCCAAGCGAGCAGTGGCCCCATGAGGTTAGGAGCCATGCAGTCGGCGTCCAATTCTCCGTTAGGCTGTTAGCACTATGTCTGAACCCCGCCGCCATCACCTCGTGCCTCAGATGCATCTCAAGCGCTTTGCGGACCATAAGCGCCGGATCATCATGGTCTCTCGTGATCAAAAGAAGCGAGTCTCTACTGATATAAAGAAGGCTTGCGTTCAAACGGATTACTATGCCGTCGAGACGAACAACGGACGAATGCAAGACGTGGAGGGACTCCTGAGCGTCATTGAAAGCAATGCAGCCGCAGCCATTGAAAACATTCTCAGTGGCAAGTTCCCTCCCTCTCCCACAGACAGGGAGGCAATTGCCCTATTCATCGGCTTTCAGTGCGTTCGTGGAGACGAAACCCTCCAAGGCTACGGACAAGTCGTCGACGTACTAACCAAGAAAATAATTTCTAACGCAACCAGAGAGGAGATCATCGAAACGTTCCATCGGAGAGAAGGCCGCGAACCGACTGAAGAGGAGATTGCCGCCCGAAAACTCATCTTCAAAAACGTAAACAACTTCACCATCACGCCGCATCAAAACAGAAGAATTAACGTAATGCTTAAGCTGGCTCCCGAACTCGCGGACATCATGCTTAAACGCCGGTGGTTTCTCAGCGACCACGGCGACCCTTGCCTTCTCACGTCCGACACTCCAGTAGTGATGTGGTCGAAACCAACTCCCCCGACTTTTTTCTCCGGTCGCGGCTGGGCAACGGCAGATGAAGTCCAGATGCCACTATCACCACGGTTCTCGTTGTGCCTCTCATGGGAGAATGAGCTCAAAGAGCAGGTGTTTCGACTTGGAAGTAAGATAGGCCCTGAGCTAGGGGCGAAATTGAATGAACTCGTCGCCTACAAGGCCCGCCGCTGGATCTTCCATCACCCAGACACGGACCCGCTCAAGGGTGTCGAACTACTGCCAAGTGAGCCTGTCTTCTATTTTAGGTAGCAAACCTGAATTTCACAGTGTTGCCCCCAGACTTGAGCTGACGCTCATGCTACTCCCTCGCATCCACAAACAGCTCGCGCAGCTCCACCAGGGTACGCGCCAGCATCCTGTCGACCCGACTCTTTGGCGCGCCCCATGCTTCGGCCACGGAGCGCACGGACTGAGCAGGTCGGTTGATGCCGAACACGCGCGACACCAACTCTCGCTGCTCGGAGGCCAACTGCCGCACGGCCTCGAACACGAGGGCTCGACGCTCAGCCGCCAGCAGCATGGCTTCGGGCGTCTCGTCGTCGGCATCTCGCCCCGACCTCTCGCCGAGTGCGGCTTCCAGCGCATCGACCAACGGGTCGCAGCCCAGGGCACCGTCCGAGAAGTGAGACGGTATATCTATGCGTTGGACTCGAATGGCATTACTTCCGGTGCAAGTGGTTGAACGAACGGTGCGGCCTTTATGCGCGCCATCGCTCGGGTGGACGTCGCTCGCGTGCAGTCGCGCGTACTGCTCGCATGCGGTCCTCGCACGGAAGTACGCGACCTCGCCGAACGACTGCCGGCCCCTCGTAGGGTCGAACTTGTCGACGGTGCGAAGCACGGCCATCACTGCGACCTGTTCGAGATCTTCAGGGGACAGCGTGCCCGCGAACGACAGGCACTTTCCGACGGCGCGGCGGATGACTGGACGCACGGACCTGAGTAGCTCGGCGGACAGGCGTCGCTCCAGGGCGGCATCCTCATCCTCCCGGGCCTGCATGATGCGCGACACGAGGACAGTCTGCTGTGCTGCCTCAGTGGCGTACCCGTACCGTGCAACGGCCCTCTCAGCGCTGGCCCTGAAGCAAGTGGGCGAGTGAAACATCGCCACTCCAGGAGCACGCGGCATGCCGCCCAATCGCAGTTCACAGACAGTCTCAGTCACGGTGACACATCGCCCCTCGGAACAGGACCGCACGGCGGCAGCCCAACGGCATGAGCGCCGTCTCCGAGTAAATGCGTGTGACTTCTCACCGTGGCCCAGCGAAGCGAGCGGCAGCGGTAGAGGGCGAGTCGAGCCCGAAGTAGCTACCTCAGCTCAGGACCGACCTTAGCTAGTCAACTGTCTATCCTCTCTTCTCTTTACTCTCTATCTCTCTCTAAAGAAGAAGATGATGAAGTAGTATAAGGGAGGAGAAGAGGTAGGGGGAGCTAAGGGGTTTAGCAAACCAGCGTTTTTGACGAGTGACGAGCTGACACCCTCTTGCCGGCGAACAAAGCGAGCACGCGGGCCACGGCGAGAAGTCGCACGCATCTACATGGGGCATGCACACGACTCGTCCTCTGTCCCTGAGCCTCTCGCGACTTCCTGAGCCACTCCCGGAATCCGCACGCATTTACGTCGATGTGAACCAACCACTCGACGTTCTCGCCCCGAAGCCCGTCCCCTCGCCCCTTCATGCCCACCGGCTGAAGGTCGCCTTCTACGCGTCCGCTCAAGACAACGTGCCGCAAGTCGCGGAACTCTCGTGGCCCGAGCTGTCAGCAAAGCTCGTCGCCCACCGTCGCAGCCGCTGCCCGACGTCGCCCTGCCCTCGTGGCTGCCCTGCGAAGAATGGCCCGGCATGGAGCCCTGTCGACATCGTCGAGCGACGACGCTCCGAGAACGTGCGCGCCGTCACCGTGGCCGTGTTCGACCTGGACCACCTCACCTCGCCGCAACTCTCCTGCCTGGATGCCGTCAGGAGCCGGGGACTGGCCTTCGCGGTCCACTCGACGCACAGCAATCGCCCGCCCGAGGATTACTGCCTGCGACTGGTGATGCCATTGTCCCGGCCCGTGCTCCCGCGCGAGTGGCCGTCCGTGCGTGAGGCAGCAATCCGCCTCCTCGACCTCCCGGCCGACCCGGCCACGAAGGACCTGGCGCGCCTCTACTTCCTGCCGGACGCCCCCGAGGGAGTCGAGCCCATGGCCCTCAGTGCCGAGGGAATGCCCCTGGACGTCGACGGGCTGCTCGCAATGGCACGTTCGGGCCTTCCGGCTACTCCCCCACCCCCTGACGACGCTCCGGCCGACCTGTACGAGCTGCGGGCCCTCCTGCGGCGCATCCGGAAGCCCGAGCACGTTGCCCTCGTGCGCCGGGCCCTTGCCGGTGAGCCCCTGGCCCCTATCGGCGGGCAAGACAACGCCCTGAACGCCCTGATGTCGTGCGCGGCCTTCGTCCTGCCGCTCGGCACGCCGGAATCGGCCATCGTCGAGCTGTTCCGTGCGTCCTTCGCGGCCACGGACTGGCAGGAAGGGACGGAGCACCTGTGCGAGCAGGCCCTCTTCAAGCTGCGGCGCCACAAGGAACGCCGTCGGGCCCGGGACGCGTCACAGCTCGCCGATAACCGCGCCATCTGGGAGGCCCTTGGCGGGAGCACGCCTGCCTCGCTCTCCATCGACGCCCCTGGCTTCGAGGAAGACGCCCCGGACCCCGACGCCTGGGTGGGGGAGCTGCTGCTCGACACCACGAAGGACGGCGGCAAGCGCATTCGCAACTGCCAGGCGAACGTCTTCACGGTGCTTCTCAAGTCCCCCGAGTGGCGCGGCGTCTTCCGCTTCAACGAAGTGACGAAGGGGCTCGAAGTGGAAGCCAGCCCGCTCGGCCCCAGCGTGGACCTGGAAACGCTCGACGTGCTCGTCGCCAACTGGATTCAGCTCAGCAAGTACGGGCAGCTCGGCCTGATGCCGAAGGCGCACGTCGTCGCGCAGCAGCTCCTCGCCGTGGCGAAGGCCAACAGCTACGACCCGGTGGCCGACTACCTCGCGGAACTCGTCTGGGACGGAAAGCCGCGGCTCGACGAGTTGCTCGTGACGTACTTCGGCGCGCGGGGGGAGCCCAACTACCTGCGGGCCGTCGGCGCGAAGTTCGCCATTTCAGCCGTTGCGCGTGCCTTGCGCCCTGGGTGCAAGGTCGACACGGTCATGATTCTGGAGGGGCCCCAGGGCCTCCGGAAGTCGACGGCGTTCCGGATTCTGGGCGGCAGGTACTTCAGCGACGCCACCATCGACGTCACCAGCAAGGACAGTGCGATGCTGGCCTCTCAGTTCTGGTTCATCGAACTGGCCGAACTGAGCACGTTCCGCAAGAGCGAGGACCAGGCCCTCAAGGCGTTCATCACCCGGGTTGAGGACACCTACCGGCCTCCCTACGGACGCGCCAACGTGAAGAGCCCGCGTCGGTGCATCTTCGTCGGGACCACGAACGACGATGACTACCTGAGAGACCCCACGGGGCATCGCCGCTTCTGGCCGGTGAAGTGCACTCGCATCGACACCGAGGGGCTCGCGCGCGACCGTGACCAAATCTGGGCCGAAGCCGTCGTGCGCTTCCACCAGGGCGAGGACTGGTGGCTGAGCAACGAGGAGGCGGCCGGGGCCGAGCAGCAGGCCGCCCTGCGCATGGAGAACCATGGGGATAGCCGGAAGGAAGTCATCCTGAAGTGGCTGCTGGAGATGCCGGCCGACAGGCGGCCCTCGGACGTGACGTTGCTCCAGGTCGGCGTGGAAGCCTTCGCGCTCCACCCTGCTCAGGTCGACCTTCGGTTCTCACGCGAGATTGGGGCGGCGCTGAAGTCGTTGCACTTCACCCGAGGCCAGCGGCGGATGGGGGATGGGACACGGCCGCTGGTCTACTACTTGCCGGACGAGCTGAAGGACGCGCCTACGGAGAAGCACGGCGAGCGGCCAAGGGCATTCAGGCCGTAGAGAGCAGTCCAACCAAACGAAAGCGCGTCACACAAATAAATTCGGACAGTACATGGGCTGGCGGGGCAAGCCGTGTTTCCGCCACGGCTGGCCGAATCCATCCTCTCTTCACAACATCTTCACCGACCCGCCACGGAAACCAAAACACTGCAAACTATGCCAACTCCCTTGACCACAAATGCAGATCCATCAGAATAGCCTCCCCCATATCCAGGAGCCCCATGCACCACTCCATTGCTCGCCATTCCGCACTAGGCTTTCTCGCCGCGCTGCTAATCTCAACCACGGGGAGCGCCTCACCCAGCCAGCTCGCGTCCACGCAAGCCTCCACCACGCAAGTCACGGCTGGGCTTTCGAGTACTTGCACAAAAGTAAAGAGAATCATCGCAGAGAAGGCCGACGTCCCCCCCTCCAGCGTCACCGACAGTGCGGATCTCATTAACGACTTGGGAATGGATGAGCTAGACCTAATCGAGCTCGCCATGCACTTCGAAGATGAGTTCGAAATCGAAATCCCCGATGAGCACGTCGAACTCATTCACACAGTCAGCGATGCATGCAAGTACGTCGAAGGGGCCGTCGGCTCCTAGCGGTCGCCACGACCTATCGGGACTGAGGCGCTCGCCCTGAATTCAACGCCACACCTTCAAGACAGCGCGCTCCCCCTATTTGTCGCTTCGCCAAGAAGGGTACGTGGCCATGCTTTAAGCGTGGCCTCTTGTTGAACCGAGAGGGATGCCTATCTATGCCCTCTCTTTCGCTGCTGCTCTGGAATTCGTTGGGCCGAAATTGGGCTGAGCCACTCCCGGAAGCCGCACTCATTTAGAGAGGGTGACGCCCTCCCTCGAAGCCCCCAGCAACAGCCCCTCCGTCATCGCCGGGGTCATCCAGCGCTTGAGCGTGTCCCAGCTCAAGAAACACAAGCTGTGCCCCCGTGCTTGGTACTTCGCCAAGGTGTTGCGGTTGCCCGAGCCGAGCACGGGGGCACAGCAGGTCGGCACCGAGGGCCACGCGCAGCTTGAGCACTACCTGTCGACGGGCGAAGACGTGCTCGGCGCGTTCGCGAAGGCGGGTGCCCATCTCCTGCCGACTCCCGGCCCCGACCTACTCGTCGAACAGCCTCTCGACGGTGCCCCCCCACTAACTGCGGGCGGCATCCCGTTCACCGGTTTCATCGACCTCGTCGACGCGCGGAACCTCGCCACTGACGGCGTGCTGCGAATCACCGACCACAAGTTCACGAGCAACATCGCGAGCAACGCCGCGACGCCCGAGCAGCTCGCCGACGCCAACACGGAACCCGGCCTGCAAATGGTCGGCTATGGCGCGTGGGCGCTCAGCCAGGCCGAGCGCTTCCCGGGCGTGCGCGAGCTGGAGCTGGAGCACCTCTACTACCAGACCCGGGGCCAGCGCCTTGCAGCCTCCGTTGTCGCGTCGGTGCCCGTCGAGCACATCGCGCGCGAGTGGCGGACCAAGGTCGAGCCCCAGGTCGAAGCGATGAAGACGCACGCGCAAGCCGCCCGCGCTTCCGACGTGCCCGCGAACTACGGCCCCGCCTGCACGAAGTACGGCGGGTGTCCGTTCATGGCGAAGTGCCTCACAGGAGAGAACAAGACGATGTCCCTGCGTGACAAGCTGCTCAGCAAGCCTTCCGAATCCGTCCCCACCACCGACGCCGCGGTTGACCTGCCCGCCGTCCTGCCTCCCGACGCGCCGCAGCCCGCGCCTGTGCAGATGGCCCCCGAGGTCGCCGAGCAGCCCGCGCCGAAGCGACGAGGGCGCCCGCGCAAGGCTCCAGAGCCCGCGCAGGCTACGAGCGACCTTCGTGTTCTCTTCGTTGACTGCGTGCCGACCAAGCATGACGGGCCCCGCCCCGAGTCGCTCACTGGCTATGTCGACGACATGCACCACAAGGTCGCCCAGGCGGGAGGCGTCGACGATGTGCGCTTCGCGGGCTCCGACTCCCCGCTCGGGTTCGGGAAGTGGCGTGGCGCGCTCGCGATGGCCGCGCGTGTCGAGTTGCCCCCTCCCGGCATCTACACCGCGCTCGGGGTCGCCCAATCGGAGCTGATGCAGGTCATCGTCGAAGCCCTCGAACCGTCCTTCGACGTGGTCGTTCGCGGCATCCGCTGACGGCACATCACCAGCCCCGTCGGCTTCGGCTGGCGGGGCACTTGCCCTTCCCAGCATGAGACTTCTCCACCGGCTGAACCCGGGCGCGGCGCCTCTTGCCGAGCGTCCCGCTACCGTTGCGCCCGTTACCCTCGCGAAGCTCACGGGCGACCGCGCCACCATCGCGAAGGGTCAGCCCGTTGGCTGGTCTCCAGACCTCGCTCGCGTGCTCAGCCTCCCGCGTCGGGACCTCGCGGCGAGCTATGGCAGGGCTGACTTCGCCACGCTGGAAGCCTCGTTGCGCGCCCCACCTGGAACGCCCTGCGTCTGCGGGACGCTCGGGAAACGTTGCCCGTCCTCGTTGCTCCCCATCCAGCGCCTTGCCCTCCTGGAAGCCGCGCGCACGGGTGGCGGGCTCTTCCCCATCGGAGTAGGGCACGGGAAGACGCTGATTGACCTCCTGCTTCCGCTCGCAATGCCCGGGTGCAAGGTCGCCGTGCTCCTCCTGCCGTCCAACCTGCGCCCCCAGCTCCTCGACGTCGACTGGCAGTTCTACGGCGGGCACTGGTGCTTGCCCAACCTCGCAGGCGGCCGGTGGTTCCGACCTGGCTTGCCGGTTCTCCACGTCATCACCTACGAGAAGTTCTCAACCCAGGAAGGCACGGACCTCCTGACGCGCGTCAGGCCGGACCTCATCATCTGCGACGAGGCCCACAAGCTGAAGGACCGGAAGAGCGCACGCACGGGCCGGTTCCTCCGTTACCTGGAACAGCACCCCCAAACGCGTCTCGTGGCCCAGTCGGGCACGCTGGCGACGAGAACGGTCAAGGACTACGCCCACCTCGCGGAGTACGCCCTACGGGACGGCAGCCCGCTCCCGCTCAAGCACCACGTCGTCGAGGAGTGGGCGTCGGCACTGGACCCGGGGCTCGTCGCCGCGCCTCCTGGAGAGCTGCTCAAGCTCGTCGACCCGTCGCACCCACTCGCCCCGCTCGAAGGTGAGAACGAAGCCGAACGCGAGCGCCGACGGGTGCGCGATGCCTATCGGCGGTGGCGTAACGCGACGCCGGGTGTCGTGGCAACCGACGAGAGCGCCGTTGGCATGTCGCTCACTATCCGCACGCGCGACCCGGGCAAGGTGCCCGACGAGCTGCTTGCTCACATTCAGACGGCGCTCGGCGGGCAACGCCCCGATGGCGAAGAGTTCGTCGACGAGTTGCAACGGGTCGTCTGCGCGCGGCAGCTCGCGAGCGGCTTCTTCCATCGCTGGCGCTACCCGGCCATCCAGGGCACGCCGCAAGATCCCGAGCTGATTCTTCGTTGGTTCTCACGCCGGCAGGAGTTCAACCGGGAGCTGCGCGAGCGCCTCAAGCGCCCCGCCGAGCACCTCGATTCCCCCGGCCTGCTCGTCCGTGCCGCGATTCGCGCTCACCAGTCCCCGCCCTATGACGGCGACCTCCCGACGTGGCGCGCGCACTCCTGGCCCGCCTGGGGCGAGATTCACAAGCGCGTCGTCCACGTCACGGAAGCCGTGTGGCTCTCCGACTTCATCGTGAACGACGCGGCGAAGTGGGCGCTACGGAAGGGGCAACCGGGAATCGTGTGGATGGAGTTCCCGGAACTGGGTGAGCGCATCGCGAAGGCGGCGGGCGTGCCCTTCTACGGCGGTGGCCCGGAAGCGTCGGCGACCATCATCCGGGAGAGTGGGAAGCGCTCCATCGTCGCGTCACTCCGCGCGCACGGCACCGGGAAGAACCTGACGATGTTCTCGCGGATGTTGTTCGTGAACCCGCCAGCCGATGGCGCCGCGTGGGAACAGGCCATCGGCCGATGCCATCGACAGGGGCAGCTTGCCGACGACGTCGAGGTGGAGCTGTACCAGCACACCGCCGAGTTGGTCGGGGCCTTCCAGAAGGCCTGCGACTTCGCGCGGTTCATTGAACAGACCGAAGGCACACCGCAGAAACTGTGCTTCGCGCATTACGACGGGGCGGGTCATGAGACATCGCCCCAGACGCAATAGCCCATACCAGCAAGCCAATAGAACTCAGGGCGAACTAAACACGTCCTGGGCCCTGATCCTTTTTATCCTCCGGCTTTGACAGGCTAGCGCCAGCTACTTGCTCTCCTGTCGTTGGGGTGTGCGCCCCCGACTGCCGCGCTCCATATTGGCGAAATACATCTCCTTGCCTAGCTCTCGATTCAACGCGCTCGGTGACAAAATCGACAAGACGCTCTTGACTCCTCCACTTGTCACTGAGCCGAGATGGGTCGAGGCGGTGGGCACGCACGATACCCTTCAAGTCTTGAATGGGTAGTGCTTGCAAAAAAGCGCGCAACCCCAGCGCACCCTTATCCGATAGGATTTGAAAGGGGTCGACCAACTGCCGCTTCTTTGGCTTCTTTGGCCGAACTGGCCTATCTTCAGTGGACAACGTGTCTGCATAAGCATCGCGAAGCACCGACTCCAGACGGCCAGCAAACTCTGGATTTCGAATAAACTCCTCGCAAACCACGTCGACCAGTGCATGGGCCACTCTACGCAGTTGCCTTCCCTTCAGCATAGCCTCACAAAGTCCTTCGTCAACTCAGAGTATCTTTCGTAGTTGTTTCCGTAGCCATACTTCTGACGCAACGTATTGACCCGGGCCTCAAAATCAACAGCCTCAGCAATCTTTGCGGCTTCGGGGATCACCGTTGGAAATACTGGCGGCAGTTCGTTTCTTGCCGCAGCCTGTTGCATCTGACTCAGTCGGGAGTTGTGCAAAACGCTTTGAACGCGATACTTGCTAACAATGATCCCCTTCGAAGGAACGGAGATCCCCTTCGTACTGGCAAATGTCTCTATTCGATTCAAAATCTGAGGAACGCCGTAGGTCGAAAGAATGTCCGGAACCACCGGAATGACATAGCCATTGCTCATGCCAATGCCATTCAGAGTGATAATTCCGAGATTGGGCGGACAGTCAATCAATACATAATCAAAGCCATCCAGAACTGGGCGCAGCGCCCCTGCGAGCACATCGACTGGACTAATGGCATAGAAGTTGCCGCCGGGAATCAACGCCAACTGATCCTGGAGTTCAATCAGCCCAAGGCTTGACGGGAGAAGCGCCAGCCGTGGGATTCCACCATGAAGGTTTGACACATTGCGAACGATGGCGTCATTCACATTAAAGACGTTCGTCTTTTCGAGCTTGTCTTTGAAGAGCTGCTTCAGGGTTTGACCAGCATCGTCACGCCGCTGCCACTCCTCTTCAGAAATCAAGGCAACAGTGGCATTGGTCTGAGGGTCGAGGTCGACCACCAAAACATTTTTCCGATGCTCATCGGCCAGGAACTCGGCAATAGCAACAGTGCTCGTCGTCTTTCCTACGCCGCCCTTCAAATTGATGAAGCTAATGATCTTCGTCATCTTTCCGTCCTTTTGCTTAAGCCATGCAATGATTTCATCCCGCTTCCACACGGGACCACTTCTGAGATCTGCTAGCGGCTGAGGAAAGTTAACGTACCGCCCGCGCCAGTTGACAACCGCCTGCCGAGTGACGCCTGCAAGCTCTGCGACTTCAGAGATACCGACCAACTCCATGCGCGAACCCTGTTACCTTCGTCAACAGAATGCAACCGTTTGTGAACGGTGTCAACGGCGCGCGTTGCTTTTCGGTTCACTAAACACTTAGCGGCTTCAGTGGTGCGTCTTTTGGGTACATAAGACCACCCAGTCCGAACCACTCCCAGAATCCGCACTCATTTACGTGGGGTCAGCACACTTCCTCGCTGACGCAACCCAAGCCGAAGGGCCCACGTAACATGAACAACGCACTGACGAAGATTGCCACCGCGCAGGCTGCGGCGGGCGGGCGCTATCCGCGCTTCGGGCGATACCTGCTCGAAGTGGAAGTCATCCGCACCAAGGAGGGCTTCAAGGGGGACGCAGCTATCGCCGAGCTGAAGGTCCGCGAGTCCGACCCCTTGCCGGGTGGCGAGTCGCCGAGCCGGGCCGGTGAGACGGTCGACTACGTCGAGAACCTCAGTGACGCGAAGAAGGGCGGCGGCGGGCGCTTCAAGTCCTTCCTGATGACGCTCGTTGGTGCTGACGAGTACGAGTTCGCCAACCCGGCCGCGCTGAAGAAGTTCTTCGACGAGCGGCAGGCCGGCACGCACCTCCTGATTCGCTGCGAGGTCTTCCCCAAGCAGCTCCCCGCGAAGGAGGGCCACGCCGGCAAGGTCATCAGCGGCTATCGCTGGTCCCATGTCGAGCTGAACAACGAGCAGCTCGCGCAGGTCGAGCAGGCCCGCAAGGCGAGCAAGCTGCCCGCGCTGGCCGACGCCCTCTACTGACCTGACGTCCGGCGGCGCTCTTCCGTCGGCGGATGGCCCACGACACGGGCCGCTCTCCCTTTCCACAAGGCATCCCGTGAACGTCTGGTCGTTCGACACGGAGACGTGGCTGATTCAGCCCGGCTTGCTTGCGCCACCTCTCGTCTGCGGCAGCATCGCGACGCGCGAACCCGGTAGCGAACGGCTACTCGACAAGGCCCAGGCCCGGGAGTTTTTTCGCAAGGTCCTTACCGCACCTGACACGCATCTCGTCGGCGCGAATCTCCCCTACGACCTCGGAGTGATGGCGGCGGACGACCCGAGCCTTGTCGCGCCCATCTTCGCGGCGCTCGATGCCGGTCGCCTGCATTGCGTCCAGATTCGCGAAGCGCTCATCGACATTGCTCGGGGCATGTACGGCGTTGACCCGTCGACGGGGCGGAAGCTCGACGACGACGAGGGAGCCCGCTACCCGCTCGCGCTCCTCGTGCAGCGTCACCTGGGGCTCGACATCAGCGAGGAGAAGAAGAACCCGAAGGCATGGCGCCTCCGCTACGGAGAATTCGACGGCGTCCCTGTCGAGCGCTGGCCCAAGGAAGCCGCTGACTACCCGAAGCGCGACGCTCGCTACACGCTCGACGTCTACTTCCGGCAGGAAGCCATCGCTCGCGAGACGCCCAACGGCGGCAACCTGCATGCCGAAGCCGACCAGATGCGCGCCGCGTTCGCGCTCCACCTCGCCTCTATCTGGGGCCTGCGGACGAACGGCGCGTCGGTGGCCCAGCTCCGTGAGCGCGTCGAGCGAGAGTGGAGCGAGAACCGGGCCAAGTTCCAGGCGGCAGGCATCTACCGCGACGACGGGACGAAGGACTCGAAGCGACTCGCGGCGCTCGTGACTGCCGCCTATGACGGGCAGCCTCCCGTCACCGCGCCCAGCGACCGATTCCCTGACGGCCAGGTCGCGACCGACCGTGACACGCTGCTCGGCTCGGGTGACGTGCTCCTCGAAGACCTAGGCAAGAGCGGGCGCGTCGACAAGTACAAGTCGACCTACCTGGACGTGGTCGAGGCCGGCACCGCGCTCCCCATCAACCCGCGCTTCAACGTGCTGGTGTCCACGACGCGCGTCTCCAGCGACTACCAGCAGCTCCCCCAGAAGGGCGGCATTCGCGAGGTCCACGAGGCCCGGCCCGGGTTCGTCTACTGCTCGGTCGACTACGGCGGCCTTGAGCTTCGCACCATGGCTCAGCGGGCAATCTGGGAGCTGGGCTTCTCGAAGATGGCCGACGCCCTGAACAGTGGGCTCGACGTTCACACCCTTGCCGCGGCCGAGTTCCTCGGGGCGAACTACGACGAGCTGCTTTCGAAGGTCAAAGCGAAGGACCCCGTCGCGGTCGCCTTCCGCCAGCTCGCGAAGATTCTCAACTTCGGCAAGGGCGGCGGGATGACTGGCGGTTCGCTCGTCTACAACGCGCGCGCGAAGGACCGGGTTTCGTTCTGCCTGCTGGCAAAGCGCGCAGACGTCTGCGGTGTCGAGCGAGTCGTCGTGACCGTCCAGCGCAAGCCGAAGATGGTCTGCCGGGCGTGCGTCGAGGTCGCGAAGGACTTGGATAAGAAGTGGCTGAACGCGTGGCCCGAGCAGCGCGAGCTACAGCACCGGGCGAAGTCGCGCACCTACGGGGGCGGGTTCGCCGACGTGATGATTCCGGGCGCGAACATCCTGCGCGGGGCATGCGGCTACACCCAGATTCTCAACACGCCCTTTCAGGGCCTGGGGGCCGTCGGTTGCAAGCGCGCGATGTGGCGCGTCAGTCGCGAGATGTACGTCGAACGCAGCTCGCCTCTCTATGGCTCGCGGCTTGTCCTCATGGTGCATGACGAGCTGATTAGCGAGCTGCTCGCCGACGACCCGCAGCGGTTGCACGACGCGGCCGAGCGCAAGGCAGAACTGATGCGGCAAGCGATGCGCGAGGTGACGCCTGACCTGGCACCGGCAATCGAAGCCGAGCCCGCGCTGTCCCGCATCATGTCGAAGGACGTCGCCACCGTGCGCGACAGCTCCGGGCGGCTGCTCGTCTGGGAGCTACCCGCGAAGCGCGCGGCCTGAACCACGCTCGGAATCCGCACCCATTTAGGGAGGGACCTCTTTCCCTGATTGGTGCAACGGATGACTTCAACCTCCACCGCGCGACAGCTCCTCGTGGCGCTCGACCCCGGGCTTCGCGAGTGCGGTGTCGCGATCTTCGACCTGGACTCGGGCGAGCTGCTCGCGGCGGGCATGCCCACGAATCCCGAGCGGAAGGCCCGAGGGCTTCCGGCATGGTCGCGGATGGCGGACGGGGTGGCCGCGTTCGTTTCGTCGCTCCTGGAGCCGCTCAGGGCCGCAGGCGGGGCTGTTTCCGTCACCGTCGCGAGTGAGTGCCCCCAGGTCTACACGGCCGGGAAGAGCAAGGGCGACCCGAACGACCTCATCGAACTTGCCGGTGTCGTCGGACGCGTCGCGGGTGCATTGGGAGCCACGTCGGAACGGAGCTACCTGCCTCGCGAGTGGAAGGGAACGCTCGACGGTGACGTCATGGTCGAGCGCATCAAAGCGCGTCTCGGCGAGCGACCGCATGAACACCTTCGCGTGCAGCTCCCGCGCGCCCAGGACAAGCACCACAACGTCTGGGACGCCATCGGCATCGGCCTTCACGTCGTCGGCCGACTCGCGCCCCGGAAAGTCTTCCCCAGGTGAGCGCGCATGGCCTGGCTATTCATCCCGTCGGAATTCATCCGCGCCGCGCACTTGAACTCTTCGCTGGCGGCGGCGGACTCGCTCACGGCCTCAAACTGGCCGTGCCTTCCCTCCGGACTGTTTGTTACGTCGAGCGGGAAGCATACGCAGCGGCCTGCCTCGTGGCCCGGATGGAAAAAGAAGAACTGGATACGGCGCCTGTCTGGGACGACGTTGGAACCTTCGACGGCATCCCATGGCGTGGCATTGTGGATTGCGTCAGTGGGGGGTTCCCCTGTCAGGACATCAGCGTTGCTGGCAAGGGTGCTGGCCTCGACGGCGAGCGCTCGGGCTTGTGGCGCGAGTACGCGCGAATCGTCGCTGAGGTTCGACCCCGCTTTGTCTTCGTCGAGAACGTCGCGGCGCTCCGTTCGCGGGGCCTCGACCGCGTGCTCGCCGACCTTGCCTCGCTCGGGTTCGATGCGGAGTGGATGTGTCTCCGAGCGTCCGATGCCGGAGCCCCTCACAAGCGAGAACGTCTCTTCGTTCTGGCCCACGCCGAACACTGGGGAGAGTTCGAACGGACACGGGAGACGAGGAGGGAAGCCGGGCAACGGGCGCCAGTCGGGGGCGGACCTGAGCGCGCTCGTGAAGGACTGGCCGACGCCGGGGGCGTTCGACTGGAAGGTCGCGAGCTGCGTCGGTCAGCGTCGCCGACAGCTCTCGGAAGCGATTCTGACCTTCCCCAGTGGCCCCCAGGGCGCGACGACATCACAGGATGGCGCGCAGTCCTCGCAAGGCGCCCGGACGTTGAACCCGCGGTTTGTCGAATGGCTGATGGGCTGGCCCATCGGATCGACCGACTGCGGCTCCTCGGAAATGGCGTCGTGCCCCAGCAAGCGGCGCTCGCCTATGGACTCTTGCACGCGCGGCTGTTCGGTGCCGCGTTGAGGGCCTCGGAATGAAGGCGTCCGAACAGGTCGCAGCAGAGAATCCGCCCGAGTTCCTGACGGTCGACGAGGCCGCAGCTCTCCTGCGCGTGAACCGGAAGACGCTCTACGAGTCGATTCGGTTGGGGCAGGTGCCGGGGGTCGTTCGCATCGGGAAAGCCCTCCGCATCCGCCGCGCTGCGCTGGTAGAGTCCACCCCGGGTAAGGGCCGTGATTCTGCGCTTGGGAGTCGACGATGAGCGTCAGATTGCGGAAGTGGACGACGAAGGAAGGGAAGTCAGAGGAGGCGTGGCAAGTGGACTTCGTGTTTCAGCACGCGGACGGACGGAAACAGCGAGTCGTGAAGTTCTCGCCCGTTCAGACTCGTCGGGGTGCCGAGCACTACGAACGAGAACTGCGCAACGCCATCCTCAGCGGAACCTTCGGAAAGGAGAGCAAGCAAGAGGAGGGGAGCGCGCCTACGCTGGCGAATTTCGCGCCACGATTCCTCACCTACAGCGAGAACAACAACAAGGCTTCAACGGCAGACACCCAGCAACGACACCTGGAGAACCACATCATTCCGTTCTTCGGGGAGATGGCATTGGATGACATCGGCCCGGCGCAAATCGAGGACTTCAAAGCCGCAATGAAGAAGAAGTCCTCGGCTACTCGTGCACGCAAGGACGCCCCCACAAAGGCAGCCATTCGCAAGCGCAAGGACACTGCACCCAAGACGCTGGGCAAGAAATTCATCAACAACGTCTTGTCGTCGCTCAGCAAGCTCCTGGCTGTCGCGGAGGAGCAAGAGGTCATCGCGAAGGCTCCCCACGTGAAGCTGTTCGTGAAAGTGCCCAAGCCTGATTTCGACTTCCTGAGCTTTGAGGAAGCCGAGCGGCTCGTTGCAGCCGCTGAACCGGAGTGGCGTCCCGTGCTCCTCGTCGCCCTCAAGGCGGGGCTGCGGCAGGGGGAGCTGATGGGGCTTCAATGGAACGACCTGGACCTGACCCGAGGCCTGCTGAACGTCAACCGGACGATTTGGAACGGTGTGGAGGACTTGCCGAAAAGCGGGCGCGAGCGAGCGGTCGATTTGCCCGCTTCCGTGGTGGATGCCCTCAAGGCACACCGGCACCTTCGGGGCCGCTTCGTCTTCTGCCAAGAGGACGGACAGCCACTGACGGCCGGGCTGATGAAGGCTCCGCTTCGTCGTGCGCTTAGGGAGGCGGGCATTACCCGCGAGCAGGGGCAAATCGGCTGGCACGACCTGCGGCACACCTACGGGAGCCACCTTGCGATGAGGGCGGTTCCGCTGAAGGTGATTCAGGAGCTGATGGGGCACGCGACCATCGAAATGACGATGCGCTACGCCCACCTGAGCCCCGACACTCGGAGAGAGGCGGTCTCTGTGCTCGACCGCCCCTCTGTTCCCGAATGCGACATACGTGCGACACGGGCAGTTGAAGCGTCTAACTGCCCGTAACTACAAGGCTAAACTGTGGAGGCGGAGGGAATCGAACCCTCGACCCCACGGGGAGATTGAGCCGCAGGTTCCTCCCTCTCCCTCTGAAACGGTCTCTGGACGTGGCGCTAAGGCCCCTGGCGACGGCACGCAGCGTAACAACGTAACGCCCCTCCCTCCCCTCTCAGCGGCGGTCACCGAGTACCGGCGCAACGTGCCTCCCATGGAGGGCTGTCGCGCCTGCGCCAAGAGCCACGCGCGGGTCCGACAGGCGTGCCTCTACCATTCCATCGGAGCGGCCGTTGCCGAGGTCTTGGCTCTCCGGGTCTCCAACGCGGATGAGCGCGCCGGCGACTACGTTCCGGACGCGCCCTCGAAGGGCGGTGCCCGGTGAGCGGCGCCCTCAAGTTTCAGCAGGGGCTCCGTCCCATCACCATCAGCACCTCCGAGGGCCCTGAGTCGAACCCCTGCGTGTTCCGTCGGGGTGGGCTGGCCATCGCCGCGATTGAGGTGACGGAGGGCGCCGCCTACAGCATCACCCATGAGCAGTCGGGGCGGCTCATGGCGCCGCTCACCCTCAACGGCACGCACGCGCTCGTCACCGCTGCTGCGCTGCTGCACCTGCCCCTCGACTGGACGTGCAGCGCCGACGAACTGCGCGCCCAGATGCTCGGGTTGAGCATGGAGCACCAGTCGCTCCTGGTGTGCATCCGGGACGGCCGCACCCAGTTCTTGGACATGGCGAAGGCGGCGAAGGCATGAGCGCCACCACCTTCGCGAGCATCAGCTCTGTTGGTCCGCTCGGGCACGTCGTCACCCTCCGGGGGACGGACGTCGAGGTGGAGGCGCACGCCCCCACCCGACAGGAGGCCGAGTCGGACGCGTCCCTCGCTCTCACGCGTGAGCGGCGGCGCCTGGAGGCCGAGCAGCGCCGCGGCGTCCACCGCACGGTGAGCCGGAGGCGGCCATGAGGAATGGCCAACGCTCACTCACCGCAGCGGAGCAACAACTCGTCCTCCAGGCCCACCGGGTTGTCAGGTGGGCTGTGCGCAGCTTCGTTCTGCGCTGCTCGGCCGCACGCGGCTTCGAGGACGACCTCGCCAGCTACGCGTGGATGGGCGCGATGTACGCCGCCCAGCGGTGGCTCCCCGATGGAGGCGCGTCGTTCGTCACCTTCGCCCGCCGCCCCGTTCGCCACTACGTGATGCGCGGATGGCTGGCTCTCGCGGGGGTCACGCGAGATGAGGACGGCGCGTACGTCCCACGGCACGAGCTTCCTCTCGACGTCGACGAGCTGCTCAGCGTCGTTGTCCCTCCTACGCAGGAGCGAACGGCAGAGGCACACCGTCTCTCCGCGACGCTGGGCGAGCGGCTGTGCGCGCACATGAGGCCCGGCATGAGCCAGCCCGTCCGCGAGAAGGCCGTGCAGGCGTACCTCCTGCGACTTGATGGCGAGACGCTGGAGAGCATCGGCCAGCACGTTGGAGGGACCCGCCAGCGCGCGCAGCAACTCCTCACCCAGGCCGAGGAAGCCGCGTTGCGGTGGGCGGCCTCGCTGACGCCTTCGTGGGAGAGGGGCGCCACCCATGTCGCCTGAGGTCATCGGCGCGGCCCTCTACGTGTTCGGCGGGCTGGTCCACCTGGGATGCGGCGCTCTGGTCCTGCTCGCGCACCGCTCCGCGCGGAAGGTCCCGCCCAAGCAGCGCACCAGCTCGCGCGGCATCGCGCAGCAGCCGCTTCGCGTCCTTCCGGGCGGGCGCTCCACCACCGGAGGCACCCATGGGTAGCGTCAACCTCGACGCGCCGTGCTCGAAGTGCGGGCACGTCTACCAGGAGCACGTCGACAGCCCCTGCACGTACATCCTCCCGTTCTGGGGTGTGTTGACGGAGTGCGGCTGTCGCGAGTTCACGCCGATGCCGGTCGGCGGCGACTTCGCCGAGCCGAAGCCCTGGCACGACTGTCCCGCGTGCCCGAGCTGCAAGGCCCGTTGTGGCATCCCCGCGAGGCTCGCGGACTCGCCCCACCGCGCCGCGCAGACGGACACGCTCTTGTGCCCCTCCTGCGGTGCCGGATGGGTGGGGACCGCTGGCGACGTCGCCCAGGCCGAGCGCGCGTACATGGCGTGGGCTGCCGAGGAACTGGCGCACGCATCGGGGGTGGGCCATGCGTGAGCTGACCGTCTGGCAGTACCGCCTGCTCACGCCCGAGGGGTCGTGGCTGGCGGACGTCATCCTTCGGAGCGACGGCTACTTTTCGACTGTCTCTGACTATGGAAACTACGCCTTCCGGTGGACGGCCCCCGGCATGCCGTTCCGGGACTTCGTCGTCCGCATCGGCGGCCGGGATGACAGGTCCTACGTGTGCAGCAAGCTCGGTACGAGCGACTGGTGGGACGGCGCCGCCACGCTCAAGGGCATCCGCGAGCACATCATCGAGTACCGCCGCAGGTGGGGCTGGACGAAGGAGCGTGCGGCGGAGGAGTGGGAAAAGCTCGGCCTCGCCCTCGGCTACTACGACGGCCGCGACGCGCGCCACGAGGTCGAGATGGAGGAGTACCAGTTTCACGACTGGCTCCGCGAGACCCGCATCGACGATGCGAGCGAGTTCGCGTCGTTGGACTACGAGCCGCAGCTCCGCGCATTCTGCCGCGAGGTGATGCCGGCCCTCGCTGCCGCCATCCGCGCGCAGCTCCAGGCAGAGAGCGCCGAGCAGGCCGCGCCGGAGGTATCCCGGTGAGCCCGCGCGCAAAAGCTCTCCTCCTCACCGGCATCACTGCGGCGTGTGCCGTCGTGGCCTTCGTCGCCGCGTACGTCGAGGAGGACGGTCGCCATGCTGTCGGCCTCGCTGCCGTCGGCGTCTTCCTCGCCTACGGCACGCGCCGTTTGGTGTGGGCCATCTACGGGCGGGGGCGCCGACCGTGAGCCTCGGCCTCCTGTACGTCACCACCTGCCCGGTGTGCTTCAAGCCGATGCGCGGCGAGGAGTTCACCGAGACGGGCCTGCGCACCTACCACGGGGCAACGCCAGCCAGCGCCGCCGTGCGCGCCGCCCACGTGGGCCCGTGGCCCCACTGCGCGGACAACGTCCCCTACCGGGCCGGCTGTCGCAACCAGCCAGTGCCGCCGCGCTGCTGCGCCCAGGTGCCGACGCTGGGCCCCGCTGTCCTCCCACTTTCGACCGACAACTCCAGAGTCACCCATGCCCACCCTCACGCCTGACGCGGACTGCCGTGCCCAGGTCGAGGAGCTGCGCGCCGCGCTCGCGGAGGAGCGTCGTCTCCGCGCCTACTCCGAGGGCCTCGCCGAGGGGCTGCGCCAGGCGCTGGCCACGGCGTTCGCCGGCCGCCCCGCCGTGCCCGCCCCGACAGCGGCACCCGTCACGCAGCCCAGCGTGACGTCACGCAAACGCAGCGTGACGGCCAGCGTGACACAGGAGGGGGAGAAGGCGGGGGAGGCCGAGAAAGCTGAAAGAATCCGGGCAGGTAACGCCGCTCGACAGGCCGTGAAGCGCCAGCGTGACGGCTTGCGTGACGTCACGCAGCCCAGCGTGACGCAACTCCAGGTTTCTCCCCCTTCCCCCTCCTCCTCTGCCTCTGTCCGGAGGGGAGCGCTCGCAGTCGTCACGGTGGCCGCGCGTGACGTGCGTGACGTGCGTGACGTCCAGCGTGACGCGCCTCGGGACCACCGCAACCCGTCGACCCTGCCGGCCAACGTGCAGGAGCTGCGCGAGGCCTGGAACACCCTCGTCGCCGCCCACGGCTTCTGGCCCTGGGGGGAGCGCACTTCCCGCCAGCTCCTCGAGGACGCCCTGGCCGCGCTGGAGTCCCGGCCGATGGAGGAGTGGCGGCGGGTCTTCGCCCTCGTCCCTCGCTCACCGGTGTGCCGCGGCGAATTGCAGTCCCGTACGCGCGCCAACGTGGTCCGGGTGCTGCGCGGGGTGACGTCCAGCGGGCACGAAGTCGCCGATCAGCTCCTGTCAGGCGCGTGGAGCGTGGACGCGGAGCCCGAGGTGGTGCCGCCTCCGGAGGAGCCCGGCGCGTCCATGTGCCTGGAGGGCATCCCCGAGGGCACCGAAGCGGAGCGCGCGTGGCGCCACGTCGTCACGTCCATCAGGGGCGAGGGCCGGCAGTACGCGGTGGAATGGTTGGAGCGCGCCCGGCCCAACAACCTCGACGAAGGCACGCTCGTCCTGGAGTGCCCCGACAGGTTCTTCCTCGCGTGGGTCGAGGAGAACTACCGCGCCCTCCTCGACGAGCACGCCTCACGTACCGGCCTCGCCGGCATCACCCTCGTCACCCTCGACGAGAGCACGTCCTGAGCCCTTTGCCCGGTGCGCATGCACGGCATCGGGGTCACCGCAGCACCGTCCCCCACGCAACAAGCGAGGTCGTCATGAAGTCCGTCGTGAGAGTCGTACTGCTGGCGCTCGTCCTGGGTTTCACCGCTGCCCGCGCTGAGCCACTCCCTCCCGGGCTCACCGAGACGGAGTGGTTGCATTCGGAGGACCTCGCCAAGCGGAAGGTCGCGGACATCTTCGCCGAATTCGGCCGCCAGTCTGGATACCGCGAGGGGCAAGAACTCGGTGCCACCGATGCGAAGTGCATGTTCGCTGTCGCCGCAGAGGCCGTCGTGCGCGCCGCGCGGACGAGGGCGACGACGGCTGCCGTCAAAGAGAGATTCACCCGCGCCATCCAGTGGCTGGAAGAGGAGGTGGCGAAGTGGTGCTCGAGGAACGGGCCGCCGCCCGGCAACCGTGCCATCCAGATGCTGAAGTTGGCGGGCCAGAAGGCGCACAACAGCACGTTGAACCGCGATGCCGGAGGCCTCCTGCCGTCGGGCTGGAAGAAGCAGCTCGACGCGCTGCTGAAGAAGGACGAGTGGACGCCGGGAGAGGTCGCGCTCGTCGGAACCGTCGTCTTCGTCTTGCTCGCTCGTGAAGCCGTGCCGATTCCGTAGTGCTGACCCCAGGGGCCCGGTGGGTGCCGGGCCCCGTCTTCTCCGTGGAGGTGCCAGATGCTTCGATTCCGCTCGTTCAACAGTGCCCTCATCAGCTCCCGATTGCGGAGGTGCCCGTGATGTTCCCGGGCCTCCTCCATGTCGTCGCGTGGGCCGTGGTGATGACGGGAACCCTCGTCTGCCTCGGCCTGTGCTTGTGGTTGTCTGTTGTTGCACTTCGCGCCGTCCTCAAGTGGAGCGGGTGGTGGAGCGACTTCTTCGCGTTCATGTTGAAGCGCCGCCGCACCCGCCGCGCCATGCGAGACGGGAGGACACGATGACGTCACCAGAGAACGACCCAGGCGTGGACCTGCGCCAGCTCGCACGGGACGACCCCGACGAGGCGGCGCGCATCAGGCGGCTTGCACAGGCGCTCCTTCGGCGCGGCGCCGATGCACACGCGGTGCACGCCGAGACCTACGTACGGCTGAGCACCCTCTACCAGTGGGCCTCGCGACAGCGGCGGCAGGCCGTCACGAGCACCGCGCGCAAATCACAGTCCACTGCTTGCGGTGACGGCCGGCACGCCGCGTCTCGCGCAGCGTGAGGCTTCCCTCGCGCGGTGGCACGTGAGCACCGCAGCGACACCGCCCGGCCCGGCCGTTGGAGCGGCGCCCGGCGCTGGCTTCGCGGCATGCCGGCTCGAGGTGCCGCGTGCCCGTCGCGGCCTCGAACCAGCACAGCTCGCCGCGGAGGATGCGCCCGCCACACCCAGCCGCTGTGCACGTGCCCGGCTTCTCCGCGACGATGACGGGCACCTCACGTCCCCTCGCCGAGCGACAGCAACGCCATCTGTCCCTGGCGCGGACGCCGCACGCTGCGCGCGCTGGCGACCTCGCGGCGACGCACCTCGCCCGTGCGCGGGCCCGTCGGCTCTCCCGGCCCGAGCCCCTGGGCGTTGAGGTGCTCACGCAGGCGCGCCAGCCCGCGCTCGCGTAGGCGGGCCACCTGGGCCAGCGACAAGCGCAGCTCCACGGCGAGCGTCCGCGTCGAGGCTTCCTGGCCGTCGGGCCGCCCCAGTCCCATGGAGGCCTGCACCACCTGGCGCTCCAGGCGCGGCAATCGGTACAGCGCCCACAGGACGGCCTCCCGCTGGGCCACCGTCGACAGCCGCTCGGCGGTGTTGTCCACCAGGGACAGCGTCAGCTCCACGCTGGCGCGGACGCCGCCGCGCCGGTCCACCGCAGCATCCCGAGAGTCAGCGGTGGACTCGCGCGAGGCCAGGAGGGCGTCGAGGGACAGCGGTGCCGTCACCGTGCCCTCGCCGAGCACGTAGGTCGCGGCGGCCACCAGCCCCTGGCGCCGCAGCACCGAGGACACGGCCACTCCCTCGGAAGCGGCCGTGCGCTTCGCACGGCGGACCGCCTTGCGCGCGTGGTCCGTGAGGTGGACGGGACTCGACCAGGTGGCCGCCGCGCGCTCCATGGCCTGTCGTCCCAGGCGCATGGCCCAGGCAGGGAATGCACTCCGGCCCGCGCCGGCGAGACCTGGCTCGAAGGGGTGCGTGCGCTGGCGAGCCATCACCGCCACCAGCCCCTCCTGCACCATGTCCTCGGCAGGCACCTTCCAGGCGCGAGCAACAACGCGGGCCACGCGGACCATGTCCGGCATCAGCAGCTCGGCGAGCTGGGACTCCGCTCGCAGGGCCGACGCGCTCCCGGCTGGCAGGGTGCGCAGTTGGTGGAGCAACTCCTCGAGGACGAACTCCCGCGCAAGGGCTGGCACAGTGCGCTCGTTCATTCGTCGTCCCTCCGAGTGGGCAGACGGAGCGACGGGGACAGCCGAACACCGCCAGCCCTGGCCTTCGCCGCCCGGTTCCGGTTCCGCGTCGCTCGGGCCTTCTGGGCGCGCTCGGCACGGGCACGACGGTGGGCGTCAGCTTCCTCGCGTGTAGCGTGCCGCTCTGCCGTGGCATGGAGCTCAACCCGCGGTGCCGCCGCGTCGTCCTCGCGCATGGCCATGATGACGACGAGCTGCTCGTCGTCGAGCCATGCAACCTCGTTCAAGGCGTCATTTAAAACCTTGAGCGTGTTGTCGAGGTCCCCCGACTTGCGCGGGCGGAAGACGGTGACAGCCATGCGCACGGGCCCGACCAGGGGCAGGATTCGAGCGAGCATTGCCGCGCGAGTGACGGAGGCCTTGTACGCGGTGGCCTCGTCGGAAGGCACCAGGCCGCGTCCTCGGGCGGGACGCCAGTACGTATTGGCGGACGGTGGATAGGGCAGCACCAGCCGCACCTCCGCGAGCGGCTGGCCACCTGTCGTAATGATGGGGGCGGGCATGCCCATCCGGTACCACCGAAACCTGACAGCGCCGGCATGCACCGTGCTCTCCCGCGAGGCATGAACGACTGGTATCGGCGGGAGGCGCTCGCACAGCGTCTTGGCGCAGCAGAGAGGGAAATGCAGGCGGTGGTTGCGGCGCGGGACGGCAGTCCGGAGTGGAGGACCCGGTACGTCCGCGCGAAAGCCGAATACCGAATGGCTGAGGCGGCGGCGCTCGCCGAACTCGGACCGAGGGACGCCTTGGCGTTGGTGGAGAATCAGCACGCGGCGGACGCAGAGGTGGGCTAGCAGCCCCGCCGTGCCTCACGACAGCAGTAAGACGCGCCCGGAACAGCAGAAGGACTCGGCTGGCTCCACCGTCCGGGTAGACAGGATCCACGTCTCCCTTGTGGCATGAGAGCAAGCAGAGACGCTGACTAGCTTCAGCAACCCTTGTCCTTGAGGAAGATCACCGGAGCCGCCTAAATGCTGGCGGCAGGGAGCCTTAGCCATCCCTGCGCCACGCTGTCGGCAATCAACCTATTGCTGATTGACGTGTCACTTATCGTAGAACGCCAGCACGCTCATGTCGGGCTCGGACCTCAGAGTTCCAACAAGGCGGACACCATGCTTTGACGCACGTTTAACGAGATTATAGGCAAAAACTCCAGTGTCATACGCCTCATTGGCCTGAATATGCAAATGAAGCGTATCGCCGTCCGCACCGATCGGAAGCCTATAATCAATCCAGCGAATTCGCCCATGCTTACTCGCAGCATCCTCAATAGCCAGCATTGCTTGCGTCGCAGAGACATGCTTGGCAAACCACTGCCAGTAGCTTTTCCGAGCGTCTTGCAGACTCTGCCCCGCCTTCTCCTCCTCCGGATACCGTGGCTGTCGAGGAGCCGACGCATCCTTAGCATCTAGCTCAACATAGAGAGGCACCACTACCCCATCTTCAAACTCTGCAGCAGTAGGGATGAGCTTTGTCCCGGCCGGCAAATCCAGAAAAACAAGTGCCCTGGGGACTTCAGAAATCACCTCGGGTGTACGCCACTGAGGACTAGCAACATCAGTCACAAGAAAGAGTCGCGACGGAAACTCCGTAAAGTAATGCATCGCAAGCTGAACCAACTGGCGTTGAGGCGTCTCAATTGGATGCAACTCAAACTCTCGCGTATCTGCCTTTACCCACGAAGCCTCAACCCCGGCCTCTCCCTCCACCTTCAACTCGGGCTTAACCAGCAGAAGAATCGGAGCAAGTATCCCGGCGGCTTCAGCAGCACCCACTGAGGCAGAAGCAGCAATGCCTCCGGAAACCTGCTTGAGCGTCTCATTGCTGATGATGTGTTTTGTTGTGCCCCGGTTTCCGACCGGCCGGACGATGGCATCGTAAAAGCTACCAATTTGTCGCGCATCGATAAAATGCGGCGCATCCGCAAGCCAGAGCAGCTTCGTTGTCCCCGATTGTCCACTATTACTCATCGGCAGGAACTCCCCTCTTCATCAAGAGTGCACCAAGAAACGCGCCATACCCCAGCGGCCACAATTTGCTGTGGGCACTATCCCACAAAGTTCCGCTACAACCCAGCCGAAGAAACTCACGGACGGACTGGATGCGACATCACCCTTCCCCTCAAATTGACCTCCTGACACAAGACCCTCGCCCCTTCTTCTCCTGCACGGAGGCCGCACCGTGCATAGAGACCGTACACCCGCCCAGACTCCCGAGCAGCTGCGCCGCAAGCGCGTCCGCGAGGACTACGACCGCGCCCTGCGCCAGCTAAAGGGCGAACCCGAGCCCCAGGCGCCAGCCACGCCCGCGCTTGCCCTCGCCGAGAGGTGCTACTGCGGCGGCCCCTGGCTGCTCAGGGGCAGCAAGCGCATCTGCGGCCTGGGCCTCCACGACGACTGAGCTTTCGTGGCGGCCCAGGCCACGGCGCGGCAACTCGGCCTGTTATACCGCCACACCCGCTCGGCGTCGTGCTGGGCGGGGTTGTTCTTCTCCCTTGCCGCGAGGACTCATGCTCGACGTGCGATGGCAGGCCGAGGACATGCGCGTCGTCCAGGAGCCCGGCCGCGCGCCGCGCCTGGAGGTCTACGACGCGCACGGCGACTGGTCGCCCTGGTGGGAGCCTGCGGAGCTGGCCGGGCGGGACGCAGTGTCCCTCCGGCGGCTCCTGGACCGGCTCCTCGACGTCCTCGCGAGGCAGGGCGGCGCGAAGTAGCAGCCGCCGACAGGCATCACCGAAACCCGGCTGAGTCGTCCCACTCCTCTACCGGCACGAACCGGAGGCCGTCCGGTGGTGGTGTCATCGACATGAGTCGGTCCACCACCGTCCGATGCACCAGGTGGACCGTGTCCTCCTCCAGCATGAAGACCAGTCGCTCCCGCAGGGGAATCTCGCTCAGCACGGCATCGTCGAGGACGAGCTTGTCGAGGCTCAGGAGGAAATGCCCACTCGGCGCGGCGGTGAACACTGAACGAGCCCGGTCCATCGCGCGAATCGGGCGCCACATGTGCATCAGCCAGTAGCGGCGGACGTCGCCCTCGCCCACCTGGACGTCCGCCGGCACCCACTGGACGCCGTGGAGGTCGAGCGGCGCGAGCACGTCACGAACCCGCGGCGAGACGACAGGCGCAGGCAGCGCGTGGTGGTCGGCCATCACCGGCTTGCGCGGGACCGGGTCACCGAGCCGGAGCTGCACGGGCTCAGCGACGTTGACCGGGCCCGCCTTAAGGAACGGCAGGTAGTCCTGGTTCCACACGAGCAGGGGGTGATGCTGAGAGCGCGCCCGCATCAACACGGTGTACTCGCCCTCCATGTCAGGCCCCCACATGAAGAGCCCGGCGGGCCAACGGCGCTCCAGTGCGCCACTGCCGGCTCCCGTGACGTCGGCCGTGGGGGCATGCGCGGGACGGCTTGGCCTGAAGGCTCGTCGCGCCGGCACATCCGTTGCCGCCAGGGAGGTAGTCACGCCCGTCGCTGGTGATGGTCCACCGGCCGCTGGCGATTCGGCTGAGAATGTCCGCGCTGAGCCGGTCCAACTCCTCCGTCAAGCCGGCGGGGTTGGAGCAGTAGGCCCCAGCCGCAACAGCGCGGGCGACTTTCGCCAGCCGTGCCTTCGTCGCTGAGGGGTAGGCCATGTCCATGTCGAATGCCCAGCCGCTACCGTGGTGGCTGACATGTACCGGGGCGTGCAGCTCGCAGGCAACGGCCATCACCATCGGGAGGATGACGCCGTTCAGGGCGCGGTTGATGGCGTAGCCGAAGCGCCAACAGAACTGCATCCACACCTCGTCGTCGGCCATTGCCTCGGACGGAATCAGGTGATGGGCCGCGATGGTCCACCGCCCCGAGTACCACGGGTGCTCCTCAGCGGCCGCACCAGCAAGGATGTTCCGCTTCAGAGCCGGAGGGCTGCCCATGTTCGACCCTGGGTCGGATGCAAATGGGTGCGCTGGCTTCCCGCAGTACTCGCACGGGGGGCGCTTCGGTGGCTTGGGCCCGTCGTTCGGACCGGCCTGCTCAAAGCGGACTCTCCGACCTCGAATGACGACAGGCATAGGGCAAGCACACCTGCGGTCGTGCCGGATGTGAACTCCAGCGGGCCAGCCCTGTCGCAGAGTCGGCAATCCAGCCTGGAGATGCCCACCGGAGCGCGGTGGCCTGCCCCAAAGTACGAGACAGGCCACCGCGTCACTGAGCGGCTCTGCTCAGGCCGTGCGCGGCTTTCCCTCGCGGAGAGAGGCCTCGATGCGCCGGGCGGCGGCCTCGCAGTAGCCCTCATCGAGCTCATGGGACGCGCAGCGACTCCCACTACGACTGCTCGACCTGCACGACGCGGCAGCATCAGGCTGAACGCGCGACCCACCCCAGCACCCTGGCAGGAATGTCCCCCGACGCGCTGCCGGGCTGCAGTTGAACAATGGTGACTTCGTCGCCGTTGCGCCAGCCGGGGCTTTGTCGGATGTGGCCGTGCCAGTTCACGATGGGCATCGGGCTGAACACGAAGAACTGCGAATGAAGACCTCGCTCGTAGGTTCCCATGCTGTGCTGCCGGATGGTCTCCTCCAGCGCCGCGTAGTCCTTGCTTCGGTCCGTATGCGGCTCGGATTTGAGGTCGTAGTCAATCAACAGAACCTGCATTGGGGACATGAGTTGCCTCTGCCGCGCCGGGAAGTGCATCACTGGCGCGCCCATACCTCCTATCCCCGAACCCCAATCCAATCAATAGCCAGTCGGTTTCCTCCAATTCTGATGAATGACAAACAACCACACGTCGATGGATTGACGTGACAACTGACCGGACGACACATGCGAAGCGGCCCGCCCCCGGTGCTCAGGAGCGGGCCGCATGCCCTACCAGCCGAACGTCCACCGGATGCCGGCGCCGGCCATCCGCTCGCGCTGGTTCGCCTCGGCGAACGCGAAAAGGCCCAGGTCCGGCCTCAACCTCGCGCCCGCCTCCAGCCGCGCATATGCGCCCGAGAGGGAGGAGGCACCAGCCTGCGCCTCCAGGTAGCCCGTCCTCACCGGGACGTCGACGAGGACACGGGAGAGCCCCGCGGCGACTGCCGCGCGCGGGGCACCTAAGGGACCGCCGCACCCACCGGAGCCAGCGCCGCCGCACTGCCGATGGCGCCGAGCGCGACCGACACGGCGGCCCCCTGCATCTTCTCCGTCGTCTTCTGCTGGCCGTGGAGCGAGCTGAACGCCATCTTCGCGAGTGCCTGCTCATGCGGCTTCAGTGGACGCCAGCCGTTCGCCTTCAGCCAGTCATCGGCCAGCTTCAGCCCCCGGGCCGCCTTGTCCACCAGGTTCTCCGCCGGGTCTTCGGCCGCAATGTCCTCGACGATGTTGTACGCGTGGTGGAACGCCAGGGCGATGCGCCGCTTGCGCCGCTCGGTGAGCCAGGCGCCCCCCGCGAACAGGCCGATGGCGCTGGCGATGATGGCGAGCCCGGAGCCGATGACGCCGGGCGTGGTGAGAAGCGACGACAGGATGGAATCCGGTGGGCTGGTGCCCTCGGCGGCGAGCGCGGGCGGCGCGGCGAGGACAGCCATCATGAGGACGGCGAGGACTGCGGAGTGCTTCTTCATGGGGTGCAGCTCCTGGACAGCGAGAGGACAACACCCCCGAAGAAGAGGCGGTCATCCCGCGAGAGGCAGGCGCGCGAAGCCCATGTACCCGGGCCTGTAGTGCGGCGTCTGGAACACCTTCACCCGGGCATCCGCGAGCCGTGCGTCCTCCAGCGTGAGCGTCTTTCGGCCACCGCCCGCCGCGCCCACCACCAGCCCATCACCCAGGTACACCATGACGTGCTCCGGGTCGGACGGGTCGGTCTTGGAGTGGTAGAGCACCAGGTCGCCCGGCTTCGGCTCCTCGCCGGGGCTCACGCGCATGCAGTCAGCCCACAGGCGGTCGGTGTTGTGCGAGCCCCGCCAGTCCGGGCCGCACACCTCACGCAGCGCCCAGGTCACGAGGCCGGAGCAGTCATAGAGGCGCTGGTGGGTGACGACGTCGCGCTCGCCCTTCGCGCCCCAGCGATACGGAGCGTGCATCTGGGCGAGGACAGTGGCGATGAAGGCGGTGCGCTGCGTGGGACGAAGCATGGACAACACTCCTGGAGGTGAGGGTTACCCTCCAGGAGAAGAGGCGGCCCGCGCCGAGACGGGCACGGGCCAGGGCACGGCTCAGGAGCCGACGCCCATCACCTCTGGGGGCTTGCTGCTACGCACGACGGCGAGCCAGCCGGCACGCACGAGCAGCGGGCACGCACCGAAGGGCGGCAACTTCTCACCCGTCACCGCCGAGCGCCCGTCCGTCGCGCTGAGGTACGCGTTGTAGGCGCGCTCGGCCTCGCGGAGTTCGCCCTCGACCCCCTCCATGGCGACGAGGGCGCGCTCCAGCAACTCGTCGGGAGGGGTATAGGTCGGCGCCGCGGGCTTCGCTGGCTCGGGCGGCCAGAACCACGTGCCCGGCTGGTCGGGGCCTCCGAGCGTGGCGTTGGGGACAGACGGTGTGACAGGCAAGACGTCGTCCACGAAGCGGTCGGTGAACACATGCAGCGCGACGCGCCCGCCGTCGACGTTGGTGATGATGGCAGGCCGCACCTGCCCCTTCGTCGGGCCTTCGGGGATGACGTAGTTGACGATGCGCTGATGGTGGGCTGCTGCTGCTGGCTCATGTAGTGCTCCCGGGACTGCGAGGGGACAACAACCCGGGAGAAGGGGCGCGCATCAGGTGTCGGAGCGCTCGCCACCAGCAGCCACCACGAGGTTCGCGGCGCGCTGGAGCTGCTGCCGTGCCCCGCGCTCGCCCATCAGCACGTGGACGTTGTTGGTGAGCTGGCCGAGCTGGGGCCGGGCCTCGCCCTGCCAGGACTCCAGCCCGCGCAGGCGCTGGTCCACCAGGCGAAGCTCCGCGTCGTGCTCGCGCACCACGCGCAGCTCCGTCTTGATTTCCTTCACGTCGGCGCCGATGGCCTCCACCCTCTGCACCAGGAGGGGCACCTGGTCGGCGGCCTGCTCATGCTTCACCTGCCGGCGCGCCAGCATGCCGTTGAGGAGCGGCACCAGGAGCTGGCTGACCGCGAGGGCGAAGATGGCGGTCTCAATCGAGGGGGTCATGCTCCGCGAGAAGGGGCGGGCTGTCCATCGGCGACAGCCCACGCGGGCGCGTGACCGCCTCCGGCTAGCCCTTCGACTCGATAAGCGCTCGCACGAAGTCCCTCAAGGGTATCTCATCGCGAGCCTTCACGACGGGTGGGGCGGCCAATTTCATGATGGCTATCTTCGTGACGATTGGCGGGGAGAGGAATGCTGCCCGTATCGCCCCATCGAATGCCGCCTCGACTGCGTCTTCGGACTTGGCCTCGAAGAACAGCAGCGTGTCGGGAAGGGGGGTGGCGTGGCCCAAGTTTCCGTCCGCCGTCGCGCGGAACCCCACCGCCTTGAGCGCGTCCTTCACGCGCGTCTGTTCGCCGTTGAGGTCATACGCAATGCTATACAGATTGAGGCTTGTCATCTTTCACCCCTCCATGGGGAGTGCCACGACACGTCACGCGCCGGGCGACTTGCCACCCTACCCTTTGCTCAACGGCTTTCCACAGTTGCCGCGTACCACCGGAGTGGTAGGGCGAGCCCGAGAGACAGGGGAGCACACATGCCCGTGAGACGGAGATGGCAGGTCGGGCGTGGCCCAGGCTCGAATTTCTACACCAAGACCGGTGATTGGAACGACGGCGCGGTCGGGGAGGCGCGGCGTCGCGAACCGCCAGCGGGCAAAGACGCGCACCGGGCGGTCATCGAGGCGCATTCAGGGACCCGAGTGCCGCGTCGAACCAGCGCTCCACGTAGTCCGGGCCATCGGCCACCGACGGGCGGACCGCGCGCGTGTGGTTGAGGCACGTGTTGTACGAGGCGCCAGTCTTCTCCTGGAGCCGACGGGCGAGCTTCTGTTCCGTGGTCTTGGCCATACCCGGCAGAAGGGGCGAAACAACGGGCTAGTGCGGTGCGACTGCGCATCACCAAAGAGATGTCAGGCCGCTACATCTGCTGTTGGTGCCCACCCCTCAAGATGCTTCACGACTGCTTTGCCCAGTGCCGTCGCGACGTAGCCAGCTTGCCCAATCCCGTCCACATGGACGAGGCAGCCCGCGTTCTCCAAGGCAACCTGTGAGAAATCCCCGCCTCTGCCGAGTTGTCGCCACCTGCGAATGTCGTCATTCGCAGCCCTGTCCCCCAGTACGAACACTCGGAGATGGACGACATCACTCGGCTCAAGCGCGGCGAGGGCTCGGACCACCCGTGACTTCTCTTCCAGCGCGAGGTTCGGAACGATGAGGCCCGCAATCGCGGATGTCATCAGTCGCCGCCGCTCCTGGGTCGCCGAGTACAGCGCCTCGGGGAACAGTCGTGCGAACAGCGCGGCGAACTGTTCCTCTGTGATGGGCGGTTGACGCGGCGTTTCCGTCGAGGCAACGCTTCCCTCAAGCGATGCGAGCCGCTCGCAGACCTTGACGAAGGAAGCCTCGAGTTCGAAGACCGTATCGGCAACCATCTTTTGCAGTGCCACATCGAATCGAGCCTGGGTCGAGAACGAGAGCAACTTCTTGACGCCAAAGCTCGCGGCCAACTTCGCCGCAGCTGCAGACATCGCGCTTGGATCCAATCAGGCCCCCTTGATGGCTTGCAGCGTACAGGCATTCGCGGAGGAGGCATTCAGCTGAACAGGACAGCCTGCATGGCTCCCATGTAGGACAGACACGGGAAGTTCCAGTGGGGTTGAATGTAGGCGTGACTCCCCTGGGGTGGGAAACCCACATGTACCCCTAATTTTGGATTGCTCGGCGCCCCACAATCTCGCGTCACGGATTTATCCGCATTTCTTCGAGGGAGAACTGAGGGTAGACCCCCCATTTTTTGGGCCCCTCAGTTCCTGGGCGGCCCGCTGGCGCGTCCTGGGAGTTCGGCCGTGGCGGGGGCGCCCTCGGCTTTCGCATCGCGTGGCGGCCCGCTGGCGCCCCTTCTGCGAGGGCATGACCAAGACCACCCCCGCCGTCGAGTCGCAGTCCCCCACGCCCGAGCAGCTCGCGGGCGAGTCCGTCCTGTCCCTGTCCTCCCACGGGGGCGGGCAACACCTCTCCGTGGTCTGCGCCCCGGCCGAGGCCCCGGCCATCCTGCGCGGGCTGGTGGCGGCCATCCCCGTCCTCGCCGGCGTCTCTCTCCTCGTGCCGGAGTCGTCACCGGCCGATGCTGCGGAGAACCCGGAGAGCACCGAGGCGGCGCCCCGGCACAAGCTCGGCGACGTCCACCTCGACCTCACCCTCAACGCGAGCGACGTCACCGGGAAGCTGGACCAACTCGACGAGCGGTTCGCGAAGACGCTGGCGCTCGCAGAGCGCGTCGCCGGCATCGTCACCCTGGGGGACCTCGCCGCCGCCATCAACGCGGCCAGTAGTGTCCTTGGAGTCCTCACCGGGGTGGACAGTTGGGCTGACGCGGCGACGCGCCAGCGGGCCGTCCAGGCGACGCTGGCCATGGTCGAGCGCGCCGAGCATCTCGCGCGCGGCAAGTAGTCGCCGCCCCTTCTGACGGGGCATGTCCCCACCCCGCGGCTACGACCCGGCCGCGCCCCCCACCGGACGGCCCCCGAAGAAGAAGCGTGGCCGGCCCTCGAAGTTCAGCGGGCCGGCCACGTCGTTGACGTACGCCCTCCAGACGGCGCTGGTGGCTGAGCTGCGCAAGGGCCGCACGCGCCGGCTCGCGGCCTCCCTCGCTGGCACCAGCCCAAAGCGACTGGAGAACTGGTTGCGGCGCGGGCGCGAGGCCATCGAGGCCGGCAAGCGCAGCCGCTATACCGAGTTCGTCCAGGAGGTCGACCGCGCCGAGGCCGAGTACCAGGCCGGCCTGCTCTCCGCGGTGGACGAGGCCATCCGCGACAAGACGATGAACGACAAGGCCCTGCGCTGGCGCCTGGGCGTCGCGGACCGGGAGTTCCGCGCGGTGCGCGAGGCGGCAGAGTCGAGCGATGGCCAGGGGCCCTTCGAACTGGTGAAGCCCGAGGACGCAGTGCGCTCCCTCACCGAGAGGCTGGAGCGCTTCCTCTCCGACACATCGGCAGTGCCCGCCGCCGAGGTGGAGGCCGCCGAGCCGTCCGTGGAGTCGCCGGGCGCCAGCGGCGAGGAGTCCCCTACGAAGAGGGAGGCCGACGATGACGACGAGTAAGGCTGTCGTCGACAACGGGAATCTGCTGGAGGGCCTCCCCATCCTCCGGCCGGAGACGCACGGCCGCTACTCGCGGCTGGACCGGCTGGCGCTCAAGCTGCGCGAGCGCTTCGGCGCAGTCCACGGGTTCGCGGGGCGGCTCGAGCTGACACCCCAGGAACTGCTCACGCTCCACTACGAGCCCCAGTTCAGCCTGCGCCCGATGCAGCAGCCACCCGACCTGGTGGACACGTCACTGGCGCAGTGGCGCGTCTGGTTCCTCTTGGGTGGACGCGGTGCCGGCAAGACGCACGCGGGCGCCGCCTCCGTCATCCGCGAGGCTCGCCAGGACCCGGGCGCGCGAATCCTCATCGTTGGCCCCACGTACACGGAGATTCAGAAGAACCAGCTCGAGGGGCCCAGCGGCATCCTCACCCTGGCGCCGCCCTGGTTCAAACCGGAGCACCGAAAGTCGAAGAAGCAGCTCATCTTCCCCAACGGAGTGGTGGCGGACTACCTGCCTGCCGCGAAGGCGAACAAGTTCCGCGGGTACGGGTACACCTTCGAGTGGCTGGATGAAATCGTGGCCTGGGACAAAGACCCCGAGGGCGTCTACGAGGAGTGCTGCCGCGTCGGACGCGGCACGTCCACGCGGATGCGAGAGCTGGGGCTCTCCTCGCGCAAGGTCATCACCACCACGCCCGCGCCCACCCAGCTCTTTCGCGCCATCCTGAAGGACAGAGAGGGGCTGGTGTTGTCGCGCTCCTCGACGTTCGACAACGCGGCCAACCTCGACGCGGCCTACATCCGCCAGGCGAGGGCCGCCGCGACCGGCTCCTCCATCGGCCGGCGCGAGTACCTCGGAGAACTCGTCTTCGACCTGGACCCGGCGCTGTTTCGAAAGGTGGACTGGCGCAGGTATCACGTGGCGCCCAAGGCGCGGCCTGCGGTGTTTGACTTCATCGTCGTGAGCGTGGACCCCGCCACCGGGGAGAAGCGCAACGCGGACATGCACGGCATCGTCGTGGTGGGCGTGCGCGAAGAGACAGACGGCCTCGACCACGTCTATGTGCTGGCGGACCTCTCGCTAAGAAGCCCGGAGCCGAGCGCCTGGGCGAAGAAGGCTGTCGAGGCCCTGCGCTACTGGGAGCCCTTCGCGCGCAAGGACGCACGCGGCCGGCCAAAGGCGTGGGTGTTTGCCGAGACGAACACCGGAGGCAGCATGGTGAAGCACACCATTCACCAAGCGGCCAAGGTGAAGGTGAAGACGGAGCGGGCGCGCCAGTCCAAGGCCGAGCGCGCGGCCCCGGTGTCCATGCTCGCGGAAGCGGGACTGGTCCACATGGTGGGTAAGCACCCGAAGCTCGAGGAGCAGCTCGCGAAATTCACCGGCCAGGAAGGCGGCCACGCACGGGATGACCGCGTGGACGCCATGTGCTGGCCCATCTATCTTTGGGTGGTGCGGCGGCGAAAGAACGCGGGCGCAATGGGCCGTACAGAACTGGGCTCCACAACAAACTCTATCGATTATAATGAAGAAGCCGAATAAGGAGGTGACCATCAAGAACTGGCAAGCGCGTGGGCATAACGAGCCAAATTACCTAGTCACCAGACTAAAACAAAGAGTGCAGATCAAAACCCACCCAACAGAAGGCACACCGCCCACATGCGCACAGACCAAGACAACAGAAGCAAGCAGATATGCGACACCGCACAAACAGTCTCAACACTCGACGCAGCTAGAATAATTGGCAGTGCGCGACAGGATGGCGGCGCTCTACCCTTCATGGACGCGTACGTAGCTGCATCACTTGAGCTATTGAAGTTATTGGCGAACGTCCAACTCAGCACAGTCCCACTTACAGTTCTCAATCCGATCATGGGGCACACCAGCACACTGCTAAACAATCTCACGGCAGCAACCAGCTACAACGACAGAAGAGCCCTCGACACCAGGCTTCGCGACACAACAGTCACTGCCATCTCAAAGGCGTACGACGATCTATATACATCGACTGCGCCACATCTCGCCCTTGCCCTTCTAACAAGCACAGGTGAAGCCGCCAATCAAGCGCATGTCGAGCTTGCGTCAATAAAGGCCGCAAAGGCAGAAGGAGATCGAATACTCGCAGAGGTAAAGGCCTATGCTATCGATGCAATCGTCGCGAGTCAGGCAGCCCACTTCTCGTCCGAGGCAGTCATTCACGAAGAATACGCTCAGCGCTGGCTTGGCGGTATCGCAGGCTCGGCCGCAGTGGTCCTGTTGATTACGATCTATGCGAGCCTTCACCCTCCCGGCGCCTTGGTTGACAATTCCTTGCCCCTGACAGTACTGGCATACATCCCCAGGTTCTTTGCCTTGTCGGTTGCGTTCTACGCGCTTTCACTTTGCGCGAGAAACTACAGGACAAGTCGACACAACTACATTGTCAACAGACATCGCGCTCTCGCACTGAGCACCTTCAATGTCTTTGCCAGCACCGCATCAGACTCAAAGGTGAAGGACGTAATTCTGGCCCAGGCGGCAAGCACCATCTTCGCACCGCAAACAAGTGGATACTCCATCGACCAAGCAGAGCCATTGCCGCACGCCACGGCGATAGACCTTCTTCAGCGAATATCTCCACCTAAGACATGAACTCCAGGAGATGGGGCGTCGACCGCCCCTTCTCCCGGGCATGGCCTCTCTCTTCCGCCGTGCCCTGAAAGCCGTGGGCCTGCTGCCCACCCACTCCGGGCCTCTCGTCTACGCCCTGCCCGTCGTCAGCTTCTCACCGCGCCGGGGCAGCCGCGCCGTCCTCGCAGCCTACCGTGAGAACGGCTGGCTCGGCGCCGTGGTGGACACGGTGGCGGACGCCGTCGCAACGCCCCGCTGGAAGGCCTACAAGCGCGTCGCGCATGGCGACGCGAAGCGCTGGCACGGGGACCCGCGGTGGAGGTCTACCGTCAAGGCCGAGCGGCGCAGGGCGCTGGAGGAGGGGACCGAGGCCGGCGAGCTGGTGGAGTTGCCGGCCCACGAGATACTCCGGCTGCTGGAGTCGCCTCACCCTGAGTTCCCTGGCCGGGAGCTGCGCAAGCTCGCGCAGCTGCACCTGGACCTGGTGGGAGAGGCGTTCTTGTGGCTTCGGCTCGGAGAGAACGGCCGGCCCGTCGGCTGGGAGGCGGTGCCGCCGCACTGCGTGCTCCAGACGCCCCAGCCCGGCGCCCCATTCTTCGCTGTCTCGTATGGCCTCTTCCATGGGCACGTGGCGGCCGCGCACATGCTCTGGCTCAAGCACCTCGACCCCGAGAATCCCCTGGGACGCGGCACCGGGCGGGGCATGGCGCTGGGGGACCAGCTCGACACGATGGAGGCCATTGACCGCGCGGCGAAGGCCACCTTCGAGCGCGGCGGCATCCCGGCTGCGGTGGTGGGCGTCGACTCGAAGCGCGACAGCTTCGAGGGCGAGGAGGCCGCCGAGGACCTGGAGAAGCGTTTCAAGGAAGAGCACAAGGGCCCAGAGAACGCGGGCAAGGTGTGGTTCGCCCCTGGCGGTGTTTCTCTCGCGCAGATTGCCGTCAACTACCGCGAGCTGCAGGCGGACGAGCTGGCGAAGGGCCTGCGCTCCTACGTGCGCCAGACGTACAACGTGCCGCCCGAGTTGCTGGGCGACACGGCCTCCAGCAACCGGAGCACGTCCGAGGCAGCGAAGTACCACCTTGCCGAGTATGCCGTGGCCCCGCGCCTGGAGTTCCTCCTCTCCTGGTTCCAGCACCGCCTGGTGCCGCTCGTCGACGCGGATGTCATCCTCGACTACGAGGACCCGCGCCCGCAGGAATGGGAGAGGGTTTTCCGCGCGATGACGACGCCCATCACCCCGGCCTTTACGCAGAACGAAGCGCGCGAGCTGGCCGGGCGTCAGGCGCTGCCGGAGCTGGAGGGAGTGCTCGGGCCGACGCTGCCGGGCCAGGGCGGTGGCGGCAACACCGTGGAGAGCGCCGCCGCCAACGCCACGCCGGAGCCCCCGCGCGACAGGACGGGCGAGGAGGGGCGCGTGTAGCGCCGCCCCTTCTACCGGGGCATGACCAAGCCCAAGTCATTCCAGAAGCTGCTGGAGTCGAAGCCTGCCGTGAGCGGCGCCACCAACGCCGCCCCGGTGTTCCGCATCACCTCCACATCGTTGGACAGGCACAAGGACCGAGTCCTCGCCATCAAGTCGGCGGGAGACGAATTCCGCGTGCCGCTGTTGTGGAACCACGACTCCTGGAGCCCCGCCATCGGCGTCGCGCGGTGCTTCCGCGAGGGCACCGAGTGGTTGATGGAGCCCA